GAGCCTTTTACACGGGGTGCCGGTTCAGAAAATATGCGATCGCTGCAATGGTAAAGGCTACAGTCGACTCCCGACCACGCTGGCGCGCGCCCGGGTAGCTCGTCTGGTACCGGATATGACCGATTACCAGTGGTACAGCGGGTACGCCGAAGTGATCAATAAGCTGGTAACGAAATGCTGGCAGGAAGAAACCTACGCTGAGCTAAAGTTGAGGGAAGTCACAAGATAGCAACCTATTCAACAAAAATAACGGCAGGATGCTTGCTATTTTCAAAAAATATGGGTAGGATTTTCCCAACGATGGGCATTGTATGTTCAACGTTAACAAACCCGCCATTGAGCGGGTTTTTGATTTTCCAGGCAATAAATATTCTTCTTCAAGCTGAATTGGCTGTGTTATAGTTTTCTTGTAAGTAAAGTTACATCACGCATCGCATAGGAGGGGATATGACACAGATTTTTAAATCAGCGTTTCGTGCAATCATTTCTCCGAATCGCCTGATTCGTGGGATGGCTGATCTCATTTCCGTTAAAAAAAATGACGATGCTTCTTCAACAGACAAGTTCCATGTTGATGCTAACGGCTCAGTCATCCTTAATCGTAACAATATGGATGTTCAGAAAGCGTTTGATGCCAACATTGCAGGACTAGCCACCAAAAAATAAGGACAGCTTCTTAATGTGGGCAGCATTGGTCATCATTGTGCTTGTGTGTGGATACCATTATACCAATTGCCATCTCCCATCAAGATATAAACAAAATCGCGCTGTAGGTTGGAATGCATATTTTGACGTAGCATTAAAAGGCGGCGAATTTTTGTTAGGAGGAATCCTTCTTACCTTTTGTATTGTCGCCTTTTTATATTCAGCTATGTTCCTGCTAAATATCCCTTTTTATTTTGGTGCTGTGTATACGAAATTTACTTTTGCAAGTGACTTGTTGAGCATGAGGCTCATGGGCCTGAGCATGCTTTCAAGCCTAACAATTGCATGTACGATTATGATTAGCATTGGACAAGCAACTAATGCAACTAAAAATAATAACGACCCCAACAAACGAATCGCTAACTTTAAAGAAATAGCCAAGCACAGCGCGATTGAAAGCCTGTTACTGGAGTCAATAGAACGAGGGTTGTTGTTGCTGGTTACCTTGAAATCCAGAAAGGTTTATGTGGGTATGATTGACGAGGCTCGCTTCAATCAACTTGATACTAATACATTGGTATTGATTCCCTTTATGTCAGGGTATCGTGAAAAAGATACACTTACTTTTTGCGTAGAACATAGTTATGTGGACTTTTATAAGGAACACAATATAACCCTTACGTCCGAGCCACTTTCAGTGTATCAGTTCAGGCATGTTCTACCTTTTGATCAGATTGAATCTTTTTCATTATTTAATGTTAGTACCTACGATAGCTTCCAGGCCATTAGAGAGGCTAATAAACCAGAATCGGAAAATGCCGAAGCTACTTAAAGGTTGCTATTAATAGTCGAATTTCAGATTAACTTTTATGATCGTAAAATTATGGTTATTCTGTCAGGAGTGTTCACTTCGACATGCAACTTAAAACGCAGAGCCTCTACTGGACTTGTAAGACTTTCGAAAGAAAGCCAGGGGCAGCAAGATGGTGATGACAAGCCTGCTGCCCCTGTGTAAGGCACCTTAATCGGTGCCTTTGTCGTTTTAATACCCGCCATTGAGCGGGTTTTTTATATCTCTATTTCCGCAAGATATTCGAATCATTTTGTGAGCCGATTACCTCACTTATTCGGCTCATGCCTTATACCTGTGCCTCAGCAGCGGGACGGCCCCGCGCTTTAAATAAGCAAGTTAGGTTACTCCGGCTCAATAATGAGAGAGAAAACTAATTAAAAAATTCTAATTTACAGTTTTTCCCTATCTATTGGTGGGGGAAGTGCTAGGCTCAGATACCTTATCTTTACCAGGCATTCCAATGTGCACTCCACGTACCTTCTATCCGCTCCCGATGCTTATCAAGCACACCCAGCCCTCCGGCCAGGACAAGCTCTATCCGGTTCTGGTTTCAGACGTAATCGACGCTGATGGTACAAGGTATGCAAGGTATATGAATGGAGCTGAAGTGCGTATGTCAGAATTACGTTTTATTCAGCTCGAGTTTGCCCAGGCAGATCTTCCCAACCTTGCGGCAACACCTCTTCCGGAAGAGGTTATTAAACGCGATATGCTGCATTAACATCTAAAAATCATTCTCAATTGAGGCCCACTTCGGTGGGCCTTTTTTATTTCCCCTCATTCCTGAGAGGACTCACCACTAACGAGGGGGCGTAATGTCCGATCCTGTTTCCGGCACTACTTTAGCTGGTGGTAGTGCACTGACCGGCGCAAGCATTTTTGGCCTGCTTACCGGCACTGATTACGGCGTTGTGTTCGGCGCGTTTGCCGGAGCTGTTTTCTATGTGGCCACCGCTGCCGACCTGACGATTTTTCGTCGTTCCGCGTATTTCGTCGTGTCGTATTTCGCTGGCGTGTATGGCTCCGGGCTGGTGGGTTCGTGGCTGGCAAAAATGACGGGCTACGCAGACAAGCCACTGGACGCGCTCGGTGCGGTGATTTTGTCTGCCGTGGCAATCAAGACACTGACATTTTTCAGTGAACAGGACCCGCTAAAGCTGCTGGCACGCTGGAGAGGGGGAACCAATGGTAACTAACGATCCGCTGGTGCTGACAAACGTGGTGGCCTGTGCCGCCATTGTTTTGCGCCTGATGATGTTCCGTAAGCCTGGCGGGCGACATAACCCGTGGGCGTCATGGCTGGCCTACCTGATAATTCTGGCGTATGCATCGGTGCCGTTCCGGTACCTGTTTGACTCCTACCTGCATACCCACTGGGCAACCGTGACAATCAACCTGATTATCTGCGCCGCCGT